CATTTGTAAGTGCCTTTCCACTGTGCTTGTTTTTCTATGGAATCAACCCAATCTTTTGCCTTAGCGCAATCTATCAGCATGACACTATCACACCACCAACCTCTTTCTTGGTCTGTATTTACCCACTTTTCATTATTCATTTGCAAAGCATCCCAGACCATACCAAAAGGCTTACCCTTCAAGTCTGTTCTCCATAAATCTGCAATATCTCTAAAATTTATCATATCACAATCTGTATAGAGAGCTTTGCCCTTAAAATTACATAGTTCTGGTATAGCATATCTAAAACAAGTAAAAGGAGTTCCCCAACCTTGTCTTCTCCAATCAGGAAACATACTAGGTCTTAACCATGTAACTTCTATTTTAGAGTTTGTATTCTTTAATAGACTATACAAATAAATTTTTTCAATACTTGTATCATGGTTTTCACTTGTTCCAACGAATAGTCTTATCACTTCGTCTTTCTCAGGTGATACTATATTTCCATAGCCATCACTTATTGTGGTATCTAACATACGCAACTATATCGCCCTCCTGTAAATGTAAATTCTGAAACCATACATTCCCACTAGAAAATCCCTTACCTTCAATAGTTTTTTCGTAAGAAAGTTGTCTACTTTTCCAACTAAATAAATTATACTCATGAACTTCTAATGTATTTACTAACTTTGCCCAATTTTTACCTAAAATATTAGGGGGATTACCCTTTATTATGTAATAGGTCTCTCTACAAGGACTTATATTAGGTAAACATATACCTTTTTTAGTTCCTTTTACTATAACTATCTCTGCTATCTGTTCTGAAAACTGACCTGTTATTGATATATCTTCCATAATTGTATTATGGTGTGTTCTCCAGTAAGGTAAAGTACAGTTGTAAGTTGTTATATCTCCTTCTTCAAAGTGCTGCCACATTAAGTAAGTATCACAAAAAGGAAACTGGGAATGTCTTTGTCCATCCATCCACTCTACTACTTCATGTGCTAAGTTCTGTAAACTTATTGGTGTGTCTACCATACTTTACTTTCTCCATGTATAAAACAAACTAACACATCTCTACTTCCCCATAACAAAGGAGTGCTTTCATGTAAATGAAATGATGTAAAAATTGTTAAACTGCCTTTTTTCTTCATTGTTTTAAATCTGTGTCTAAAATTATTTTTTGGTAAATTATCATTGTGTGCTAGTAAATCTTTTCGAGTAAAACTTTCTGCTATCTCTAAATTACCACCACCATATTCGCTTTCATCACTTAGTTGAACACTAATACTTATTTTACGCATACTTTTTCTTTCTAGTATGTGTTCCAAGTATGGTCTACAATCTCTATGTGGTTTGAAAAATTGTCCTTTCTTCTTGTATCTAACTATATTGAACTCATGTTCTGTAGAGTCCATTGGATATAAGTCGAACTTATAAGATACATCATTGTAGAAAGATATTGCTCTACCGAGCTTTATTCTTAACCATGTAGGCACAGTTGCACCTCCAAGTTTATCACAATCTCTTACAGATTTATCTAAACCCCTGTATCTTGTTCCTGCTGGTTTGAAAGGTTTTGTTTGGTAGGAATAAAAGCTATCTATCTCCGAATCAGACAGGAAATCTTCCATGTGTCCACATAGGTCTGCACTGTTATTCTTGTCCTGACTGATTGTTAACTTCATCTTTTATCATTTGTTTGATGTTATTCATAAAATCCTCATATGAATCGAACTCACATAAGTCTTTCGCTGGGTGGGAGTGTTGCTCTAGTTCGATTACTCTATCCTCTAGTTCTTCAAGCCACTCCTCATTTTCTTCAAATCTTGCCTGTGCTGGTTCGTTTTTATCAAACCAGTCAGCGTGTTTTTGCATATCTCTTTTCCAAGATAGCATTTGAAAAAATTGTTTAAGCATTTTTGATAAATGTTTCTAATTCATCAAAAGCTTTGTGGTATTTACCTTTAATAGCTAATGTTAGCACTAGTCGTGGAGTATCGCCCATATTTCTATCACACTTCCAAGTGTCCTTCCCATTTAGTTCTCCTACTAAACAAGTCCAATCTTTAGTATCGCTAGGTCTATGTCTATCCTCTATTTTTGTTCTTTTGCCGTCATGTATAAAGTTTGTAAATCCTGTTCCACTATTGTGTATAAAACTTATAAACTTGTGAGGTTTATCTCCTCCGTTGTGCCAACCTGTCCATCCTGTTGCTGGTGGTTGGAACATCATACTATCCCAATACCAATGGTCATTTACTGTTAACTCTTTTATTGCACCAATAAGTGCTAATGTTCTATCCCTGAAGTCTTTTGATACAGCTCTGCCACTGTAATCAATACTATTACTTTTCTCAGGGTGTCCACTAAAGTTTGGGTTGTCTATATAATTTTTAAGTGTAGCCACATCGCACTTTGGTAGTGGATGATGTTGCCACTTGTGAGGAAGTCCATACATATCTTCCCCAATTAAATCTAATCTTTGTATGATTTGGTAATTCTTAATCGGTATCGCTTTCATTTGTCGTCACTTCACGATAGTATATTACTACCTCTTTGAGTTCACGAATATATCGTTTTAACTCTTGTGTATTGTATGCCATTAACTCATAGTCTGGAACTGACATAGCAAAGAACACTACTTGTCCATGTTCTTTTTCTACTCTTGCTAAAAACTCTTCCAAGTTTTTATCACTAACCACATACCAATATGGGTCTTTTAAATCTATCTCTCTTGGGAGAACTGGTTGTGCTATCTGCCTTTCTATAGGCTTTGCACTAACCTCTAATGTCTTCGTTGGTAACAGGCTGCACGATGAGACTATCATCAGCAGCATCGATGTCACGGCTATCTTGTTCAATTCCATCAAATACCTCTTTCGTTGCTTTGTTCACTCTTGGCTCTATCAGTCCAGGCTTTGCAGCCGCTAACTTAGTCAAGTTGTGCCTTTTGAATATATCTAAATAACGATTCATTTCTAACTCTATCTCGTTATTCTTACTTTGTAAATTGTTTAATGCTGTTGTTTGTTTTGCAAAGTCATTTTGCAAGGTGCTGATTGTTTCTTCTTGCATCTGTACTGCACCTTCTAATTTAATATTGTTTGCTTTTAGTGTTTGGTTTTCATTCCACAGATACCAAGAGCCAAGTCCTAATACTAAAATGATTGCCATAAAAAATTGATTCATAATTGCTCTATCCTATAGTTTAATCCTTCTGCTCCTCGGATTTCTACTACTTCCTTGTCCTCAGTGAGGAAACTAAGGTATTTATCTTGTTTTTTGTAAAACTTGCGAACAGTATAAGTTGAATCGTCAGCGTCTCCCCATGTGTGATTATAACTAACAGTTAACTTATATCTTGGCGAGAAGTAATACTTTATTTTCAACCAAAGTTCTTTCACTTCCAATCCTTTCCTTCAAACAAGTTTGCCTCTGCTTCTCTACGGCGAATAAGTCCTTCAAGAACTTTACCACCAGCTTTGTTCCATCTTTTCATTTGAGCTGGAACTTCCTCATATTTGTAGTCGTTCAATACTCTAAGCATAGTAGAACTTCTTAAATTTCCATTACCTAGATTAAATGTCCAACTGACTAAGGCATCGAATTGGTCTTGATTTAATTGAACTTCAACGGCATATCTGACATATTCCTCAAACTCTTCGATGTCCCATGCTAATAGTCTATCTGCTTCTGCTTGGTCTATAACCATACCTTCTTCTGCTGTTTTTGTATGACCATATCCGATAGTAACCACATCAGCAGCACACTTATATGCTTCTAACTCACACCCTTCAAAGTGTTTTATTAGTTCTAGTCCATTTTCTGATATTTTTAACATTTTTTCTCCAAAGTTGGGGGAGCAAATACTCCCCCATATCGTTGACAGTCTACACAAGATAGGATAAGTTTAATACTATCACACTGGCTCCAAAACTCAAAAGAGTTATTTGGCTTACAGTTTGACAGAACTCTCCATTCTCACATATTGTATCACGAACTTTTAAAGCGATTGCTTTCATATTAATTTATCTCCAAGATTTTCCTCTTAGAATCTGGAGTTCGTGATAAGTTGATTGTCAGTAATCCGTCTTGTAGATTTACTTTATCTACTTGTAGGTCGGCATTTAGAATAAATCTTCGTTCAAAAGACTTTAGACTAAGACCTTGATGAACAAACTGCTCACCATCACCTAGTTTGTGTTCTTTTTTACCCTTGATTTGGAGTTCTTTGTTATCGAAAACAATCTCCAATTCATCTTTTTTCCAACCTGGCACTGCGATTTCTATTCGATAATCTCCTGCCTTTTCGATTAGGTTGTATCTCGGATAGCTACTCTCCGTATAAGTCGGTAGGTTAGGCATATCCAATCCAAGCCAAAATTTACTTAAATCTATACTCATTTTTTATCTCCATAATTCCTTTTCAGTAAATATTCACATCTCCTTTCGGTAGATGCACCAATACGCAAGTGAAACCTATCACTTACAAAATAATTATATCAAATTTTTAACTTGGTGTCAAGAACTATTTTTCAGAGTCATCGAAGGTAAGTAGTCCTTCTTCTTCCAAATAGTCTATCGTCCCTCGTATCCCGATTTGCTTACCAGAGTAGTAGCAAAAGAAACAGGATAAAATTAAAAATATTATGTAGCTTATATCATTTTCATTCATATACATATTATAGCAACTTTATAACCTAAAGTCAAGGTAAATTTATACCATTGCTGAAAATAATACTTGACAATATTCAATAAATCCCTTATAATAGATATATGAAATACAAAAAAGCAATCGAATTTTTAAGTAAAGCATATGCTCACCTTCCAGAAGGAGTGGAACTTACCAAAGGAGGCGTAGGAGAGTTAGCACTTGCTAATCATCTAGGGCATACACTTGTCGATGGAGACAAAGACGCTGATGGCTTTGACGAAGATGGAAAGATGTATGAGTATAAAATATCGCATACAAATCAATTTAATTTCAACTTCGGCACTAGAGCTATGCAAAATGGAATGACTTGGGAAGAAAAGATAACTACGAAAGTTAACTCATGGGAAGGTGCTTACTGCGCTAAAGTCATTGGAGTAGATGTAATCGAAGTTGCATACTGTGATAGTGCAACGCTGAGAGATTACTTTCTTGACCATTTTAGCAAAACGAAAGGACAACTACTCAATAAAAACTTTCGTATGGAGTCTTTCAAACAACTAAAAAATAGTTCTTGACTTTTACCTAAAAAACGAGTATAATATACCTATGAATAAATGGACACAAGAAGAATTAGATTTTCTAAAACGGCACTATAATGTAATGCCGATAGATGAACTCGTTCGCAAACTAGACAGAAGTGAAGATTCTATCGTGTCCAAAGTGTATTATTTACGAAAGCGTGGTTGGACATTCAACAGGTGGACTGATGCCAAGCGTTAATCTAAAAGGAATGTCCTTCGAAAAAGGACTTAGAATATTTCGTAAAAAATGCCAACGAGCAGAAATCAAAGAGCGTTGCCGAGAGAAAGAATACTATGAAAAACCCAACGCTAAAAGAAATCAAATGAACAATTATAGGAAACGCTCACGAGAGTTAGACAAACGAAAGGCAGAACAACTGGCTCTAAAAAAGAAATTGTCAATGAGAGTTCGTCCTTAAACAAAATCATCTGCTCAAAATCCTTTCATAGCACAATCGAATATGAAACTAAAAAATATTTTATCATTCGCTCAACTTATACCAACACACAAAAACATTCACCTGAGAAAAACAGTTCTTGCTTTCTGTTGAAAGTTATGGTATAATAATACTATAATTTATGATAGTTAATCAACACAAACCACTGACTGCTCTTGCTTTACTAACCCATGCTATGAAGCTGGAACGAAGCGAAGCGAGAGTGACAGCTGGGCATGCAAATTAGTAAAATCTAAAGAGCATGGTTGTGTTAACTAATCAATTCAATGAAACCAAATCAAACCCGTTCTGGGTTATAACAAATTCCACTTCAACACTTAATTACTACAAAACCCTTCGAAGTCAACTCAACTTGCACGAAACCAAAATTTTTAAGACAATAAAAAAGGGCACCGAAATGCCCCTCTTACATGCAAGTTTCCCTT